ACTGAAACTGGGCGATCGTCGACGGTGACAGATCGCCACAAAAATAATTGATAAAACATTTGCCAAGTGGCAAGAGAGAAAGAGACAACAGACCATAAAAATTGCCACGCATGCGTTGGTGTGCCTTGTCCAACGTTAGGCACTCGTCGCCCGTGGCGTGCTTGACGATGATGCGCCGAATGTCGGGGACAAGTAACTGCGTTGGATAGGAACACTTTTCAGCATTGTAGCGGGTAGAAACAAAATGGCCTGAGCAATACGAAGGATGGTCACGAATACAGACTTTGGAAACAAGGCCCAGCTTGGACATGCTCTTGTCGACGTGGGCTGCGAATGCGCGCATGATTTGCGGTGGCATGGCGGCACAAAACAGATTGTCGTCGCCGAGAGCAATCATAGAAAAAAGGGGCATGGGCATCTTGTTTTCAGACAAAAAAGTAGCTAAGCAATACAAATGGGAAACAAAATTGATGATGGTGTTGCCAACGCTGGTGTTTTGGTCACCAGACTTACGTGTGTATTCACACGAATATTTCGCATAACGGCCGACCCCAGTTGTGCGCTTTTGCATGTGTAGCGCGTTGAGGGCTGGTCCGTCAGGACGAAACATCATGTAGATCCACATTTCGGTCTCATGGCAACCACGACCTTGCGTCGAATCGAACTCTGAAAAATCGTTCTCGAGGTGTGAAAGGGCGTTGGCTTGACACCAATCCCACCACACGCCAACGTCGTCGGGCGTGGCTCCGCACGTGTAGCACAGTGCGGGTGGCGGGGTTGGGTACCGGGCACCATCATTCTGGTCCCGGTATTGGCGGGCTAACTGGCACCATTGCAGGAACGGTTGGGCCATCGAATCTGCGACAACGTTGACAAAGGCACCAAGGGCTGAGTTAACCTCAGGGTACTTGAGGGATTGAATGCCTCGGGGCCGTTTGTAGGCGTTGCCGACGGTTGATGGTATCATCGATTCCTGTTTGATGAAGAAGCCGCGCTTGTGGTGTTTGACGCCCATGAAATGTGAAACGGGTCCCTCGAGGGCGTCAAGGAGGGGCCCTGCTTTGGCAGGTGGTTGCAGCCGCGCCCAAGCCTTGATCGGCAAAGGCTGTGCTGGGAAATGTGGTCGAAGCTGGTCAACCAGCACTAGGGCATGCGTGCGTGCAACGGCCCACTCGTCGGTGACCGGGCCACCATTGTCAACGTCACGGAGGTGCCTGAGAATGAGGCACGCAATTTCGTTGCGGACGCAATTGCGGTAAAAAGAGGGAATGGCTGCAATTGGAAGTCCACCGTAAATGTTGAACATTTGTGGGGCCACGGGTTCAATCCGAGGAATGAGCGTGAGCGTGCAGTTGTTTGGCACGGTGAAGCCGGCAGCAACAGGAGCACCGACCTCGCGTCCGGGACCAAGGGCCCCGAGGCAAGTGATCTTGCGCAACGGTAATGACTTGCTGCCGGCCGCCACAAGGACAAAAATTTCCTGTGGCCGGTAGTCGACACCGTGGGTGGTGCCAACCAGCGGGTTGAGCACCTCTTTGACGAAAGAGTAATGCAATTCAGCGTAGCGCTTGTCCACGGCCAAGATTGTCTTCATTGGCGGTAGCAAACACCGTAACCGGCGCTGGGGTCGGCGGACGGCGGCGGCGGCAGCAGCTGGCTGCACGCCGTCTTCGACGTCATAGCTTTCCCAGTCGTCAGGCACGGGTTCCATGCCGCCACGAAGTGGCTTGGTGAGGATGCGCGCGCCAGGCAAGTGTAGACCGACGTCAGTAGCCCAAACGTTGCGGGCATCAGCGGTGAAAAACGTCATTTCGTTCCACCGTTTGATGTCAGTCATGATCGTGTACTTGTCATGGCGGTAGTTGAGGCGCTGCAGAATGTCACTCATGAGCGTTTGGCCCGAGCCCGTCCACATGATCCCGTAAAGGTTGACCTTGAGGTCATGTGCAAGGGATTGGGCAACGGAGTCGGGGCCAAGCATGCGTATTAGCGACTTTGCATGGGCTCGATTTTTTGGTGGACAGTGAACGACAAATGAGCCGTCGACGCGGTCGATGACAATAGGCGGTGGTGCCATGTTGTGACCTGGGCGATGGTACACCAGGTCGGTGACTGTGTCAACGTAGTCCTCGAAGTCAACGGTTTCGTCGCTGTCGGAGTAACTGTCACTGGAAGCGCTCTTCTGCTCAGTGTCACTAGAAGCAAAAGTGACATGTTTGATGGGAGGAGCGTCGGCAGCCGCGCTGGGTTTGGCGGCGTTGGCGGCAAGCCACGCCGCGTGGGCCGCGGCGTTTGCTTGTGCCAAGGTGGTAGCCTGCGTGCCATCTTGTGGGGCAGAGACAGGGGCAGGCGTGGACTGTGGGGATGGGGTGGGAAATGAAGCACTTCCGAAGCCGGGAGAGGCGGGTAAACCGCAA